TTAAGAGAACTCTACATAAGCATCATCCTCTTTGCCGATGCTTACTGTTTCCATATCGACATCAATCCATATTTCGCTGTCAGGTTCCTGGACAGATACTACGCAGCGCGGCTCGGTAGCATTCGCGTTTGCATAGGGCAAATCATTCCACTTTGTTGAGCCATCACCACGTTTATACCTGCCGGTATCGCTCTCAAATACACACTCACCATCCAGCAAAGTCGGATTGCGGTTAGCTATTGCCTGTGCCAGCCCACGGGTGGGTTTAAAGCGGCAAAATATGTATTTTACAGCCATAGCGCACCTCTTTACTCAATCGTGCCGCCGTCTAAAATCAGGGTGTCACCAGCGTTAATCTGCAATTTCATTACGCTCATGGCTGCAATTTTAGCATCAGTAACTGCGTTGTCAGCAATTTTTGCTGTGTTAACCTTACCTGCGCCAATGGTCGGATTAGGATAAGTACCGGTTAAGTCACCGCCAGCAGCACCTTTGGGAGTACGTGCATCGCTTAAGCGCGGATCATTACCCTCGGTTACAGTACCGGCCTCAGTACCAAAGTCTTTGTTAAATGCGGTACCTTTGCTGGTGATTTTAGGCTCTAACGTGCTTGCCATGTTATCTACAACGATTTTAACTTTCTTAGGCGTCATTGCCTTGGTGTCATCAGTACCAGCTTTAGCTTCAGATTCACTTGCGATATCCAACGGATTAGAGATGCTTACAAAGGTTGTACCACCAAATCTGTAAATTGTACCTGTTGCAAGGTCGGTATAAATTTTGCCGCTCTCACCGGTAATCTTATTGGTATGCGCAAACTCTTTATAAAACAGCTTGTCAGCGCTGTTAAAATAGCCCTCAATAATATCATCTACAAAGGAGGGTAACTGGCTTGCCGGAACATGGCCAGTATCATCCAGCGTTGCAACACCGCCGGCAGCACCCATTTTAGTCAGCGCAATCTTGGTATCATCAGTAATTGTAATATCCTTGGTTCCGTCAAAGGTGATGCCATTAATCTTACGTGCTGTAGCCAATTTATCAGCGGCCTTAACTACACCCTCTTTACTGCCTTGCAATGAGGTCAGCTTATCTTGTACTGCACTGATAGCTGCATCCATATCGCCGCCAAAATAAGCAAGGTCTTTCCAAGCTGTAATGCCATCGCCAAATTTAATCTTGCCAGTATCACGCTCACGACCAATTTCATCTACAAGCAGGACAGGATTTTTCTCCGTCCATTTTGCAGCTGTTGCGCCAAACAAACTAATTCTTACGTTCAATGTCTTATTTGCCATCTAAATCGCCTCCGTTAATTACCTCTATCTCGCTGTAATCCCTGCCACAGCAAAAATATTTAAGATTTGCAGCATCCCACCGGTACACCGCATTTTCCTCAACCACAAAATATACCGCGTCGCTCTCGCCGGTGGTCGGCAGCTCGTGGCGTGTCTCCGCCTGCAGGGTTTTACTTACATTAATTTTTTCCACCCCGCTTCCAATGCTACCGGCAAGCTCGGCATTAGCAGTAAGAGTACCGTCTAAACCAGTACTCTCGATAAGCTGGCCCCAAAGCTCAGCCTTAAGCATATCAGGTCACTCCCTTCTCCAGGAAAAATTGCGCTGGCGGAATAACCGTATAAACATTGCCATTACTTAGCGTTACTTGCACATCGTAGCAATACTTGCCGCATTCCAGACCTGCCGTATCATCCGGATGGAAAACAAATTGACAATCAGAATCCATTTGCAGCTGCAGCACCGCTGCCGCATCATTAATATCATGCTTAATTGTCAGTACGGCCATATCACTATCACTAAGCGGCACTACTTTGTTACGTGCATCGCGCACCTTGATTTTTAGGGCGGCGCTATCACCTTTAGTCAGGGTAATCTTATTGCGATAGCGTCCCTCCGTCTCAATTGTCAGCATCGTTAGCTCAGCTCCAATATCAATCCACTCTGTGCAGATACATCCGTGCCCTGATCTAATATCTGCACGTACTTATGCAGCATCACATTAACATAGCCTATCGTCGCCAGCGCTCCCGCATCAATCTGCGCAACAACGTTATCTGTATTGCTGGCAGATACGTAAACAGCAAATTCCTGACTTACGACAGTTGCACCGCCTTCTGCCGGCAGATAATCGGGTGCGCTGTCATTTGCTATAAGGTACAAAATCTCACCCTTATCCGGGTCTGTAGCAAACACGCCAAGCTCACGCACATAATAGCCTGCAGATAAGCCGGCATTACTTATGGTAGCACTAACCTTACACATGCCATTATCTTGTGCCTCAATCGTTGCTATGCCTATATTTTGTTTAGGCTCTACGAGGTCAGTAAGCTCTTCTAACTGCTTACCTTCCTGCAGGACGCCGCTGCCCAGTTTTAATTTTGTAATAGTAAGCTTTGTGCCGGCTTCCACCTTAGCCTGCAGCTGCCTGCCCTGTTTGGTTAGGATTAATCCGCTCCAATTTGGCATATTCTCACGCTCCTTTGTTGTCTCATTGCATTACCAACATAAAATTTTGCATTTACGTCCGGTATTCTGAATTTTGATGGATAGATGTTTACGGGTTTATGTACCCATAACACCTTTGCAAAGTAGATTATTGCCAACAGCTCGCGGTAAAAACTCAAGCCATCTAACCAGCTACGAGTGTTTTTAGTAACCTGTATGGCGCGCTCCAAGTTATCAATAATCCTTTTATCAGGTATACCTTCTTCAATAAGGCGCACCTGGAAATGGTACGGCACACCGCCATACTCCCACCATTCAAACACTTTGGCCGATTGAAATACTGCTGAACATACCTCCTCCACTGCTGCAGGCGTACCCTTGTAGCGATGCCAGGCAATAGCATTACGCACCAGAGCACGCTTTTTTGCAATATCAGCCTGATAATCGTAGAAATCTACGTGGTATTGCCACGCAAGCTCATCAATCAGCGCCTCTGATAGCTCGTCTAACCTAGGCAAAAGCAAGATAAGCTCTGTCTGGCGGTTGATATGCTGCAGCTTAGCGCTTATAGCCTTAGCAACATCCTGTACATTTTTATCGCTGGCAATAGAGCCGGGTAAAATCTGCTGCAAGCAATCGTCTTTAAGCTCAAGCATCTTCCAATCCCCCCAGTTCAGCTTTCGTATTGCTGCAGATAGCTACCTGTGTTGGCGTAAGCTTAGCATATACCGGAGCAGTAACTGTAACACGCTTAGCGCCTGCGGCCATAATCCTAGCTATAAGCTCAGACGGATTGACGTCACGGCCTAGCTTAGATTTTTGCCATTGGACAAAATCTGTTACCGCATTATTAACAGCACTTTGAATGGCACCCGCCTGCGTTTCATTATCACGGTCAATATAATAGCTTACATCAATCCTATAATTTACAACCTCAGGTGCCAGCACAGTCACCTTGTCCGTCAGCGGACGTACACGCTTGTCATCCAGCGTTACTTTGACCTGATTAAGCAGTTCCTCGCCAGGCAGCTCGCCACCAGCTAGGAGCGGCCTAACCTCCACGGTACCTGCAGAAGGCGACCAGACGGTTACGTCAGCTATCTTGGCCGATGCACGCTTAGCGTGATAGATATACGCGCCATCAGGCCCGGCCGTGCTAAAACGCTCTGGGGCACCATGGATATCCTCGCGATAGCTATCATCGGTCTGCGCATCAGCGCCGCCCTCAGATGTTGTAATGTTGGCTACGCTCGCTACATAAGGCACAGGGTCGACCAGCGTTTTGAGCTGCCCTGCTATATATCCATTGCCTTTAGGGCCGACATCTAAACATGTGGCGCTGCCCGTTCCGCTAGTCTGTCCGGCCTTGATAATCATCGGAGCATCCAGTGCAAAGAACACGTTGTCACCAGCAGTAAACCTTGTGCCTGCAGGAATAATTGTGCTGTTTCCCAGCTCTGCAGATAATGTTACCTGCATCGTTGTCACTGCGGCCGTTGCTGCTATACGCTCTACGCCAACCAAGGCGCCTAGATGGTCCAGGTTATTGCCATTAGCATACCTAAGCAGATTTTGCTTGCCGGTCTCATTAATTTTATTGAGCAGCAGGATGATTACCGCCGCATTGGTCAATAAAAATAACCGCACAGGGTCGCCTTTAGCAAGGCTTCTGCCGGTTATATTTTCATATTCACTCAATATGTAGCTTTCAACTTTTGCTGCATCCGCATCAACGAAGACTATCTCAGGTAAGCTTTTTAGTTTACTCGTCATCGTTAATCATCACCTGCACTTTCGGAATTAACACACCATTATCGGTACCAGTAATAGTGATACCGGTTACGGTTACGCGCGGTTCATAGGCTTTTATGGCCATGATTATTTCAGACTGCAGTTGTGCCTGAGCGGCGTTCACTGGATTATCCAACATTTCTGCGTTAAAGCCAAAATCGCGGTCCAATGGCACAGAGTATTTTGCGGTAGTGATAATTGTGCGCAGGTTTTGCAGGATTTCTGCAGCTTTTGACGCAGGTGCAAAATCAATACCTTGCACTGGCTGAGCTAAAACATCGTAAATCATAATACTTTCAACCCTCCTGCGTATTCTTTCAGCGTTACGCTTACTTTAGCACTCATAATGCTACCAAACTTGCTCCAGAAGGAAACGCTTTCATCCAGGCTTTCGATAACCCACATGTTATCTGTAACTAATTTTCCGCCAATAACTAGCGGAAAGTATTTACCTGTATCGCGCATTTTTCGTAACTTTTCAAGCTCCTTAGCCGGGTTTATGCCCTGATCAGCACGCAGCTGCATAGAAAAGCTAATCTTCTCTATGTCCGGACCGATAAACTCCAGCATCGGCTTATCGCCTATAATATCATGCTGAGCCCAGCGCCCTGCGCTGCCACGACCATAATCATCGAATGTACGGATAAAGCGGCTGGATACAATAAATGGTATGTCAGCCATGAAACCTACAAGCATAATATCAACCTCCAATCATTACATCGCTGCTCCCCACCGCCACACTCCCACCACAGCTTACGCTGTCCCCTATTCTGCCGGCAGCCTTGCCGTTGATATAAACACTGGCACTGCCGCTGGCAATAACTCCGCTATGCGTCGGATGCGCTACACACCCATGCGGAGCGTAGCTGTCACCAACGCGCCCAGCGCCTTTGCCATTAATGATAACATTAGCGCTTGCTGTAACAAGCGCTGTAGGCGCGCAGGCATCGTGGCCAGTGTCATTGTCACCTAAGCGTGTTGCTTTTGGCATTGCAATCACCTCCTTCAGTTCAGCAAAATGTTAGCACCTTTAATTATTACGTTCCCTTTGGCATTAATCTCGATATTCCCATTTTGATACCTAATGAAGCTTCCATCGGCAAACGTAATGCTGCGCACGCTAGCATCACTTTCTACCGGAGCATCCTGCGTACTGTAAAAAGCACCTATAACAAAGCCTTTGCTAATGCCGCTGCCGCTCGCATTCGGTTGAAAGATACACAGCACCTGGGTACCAACCTCAGGCAGCCAATAGGCTTTTGTCTGCCGGCTGCCTATAGTGATAATTGGCAGTTCAGCGCTCACCATATTGTCCTTATCTTCAAATGCCACGCGAGCGCTACACGATGCGCCATTGACTGCCGACACTGTACCAATGCGAATCAGGTTTTTTATCTGGTTAATATCCATCTAAACATCTCCTCACATCAATACTTGTTGTATAGCCACTGCTAATATCATGCTGTGCCTTGGTGATGATATACTTGCCATCGAAAGCACCAAAACCGCTAAGCTGGATATTCACAGCAGCCGCCAGTTCCGGATTACCTAAAAAGCTGAAGCTTCCGGTAACCTCATCGCTGTTCTTCTCCCGAAGCTTCTTCTTTGCAAGACGCTCTGCATCCGCAATGCTGGCTACCTGCTCATTGACTTCCAGTGTTTTTCCTATCTTTTTATCAGGAGCAGCAAATGTAGCCTCAATTTTTTGCTTCGTGCTGCTGTCCTGGTACTTAACATGGCAGGACTTATACACATCACGCACTTTACTGCGCAGGCTGTAGCTTTTCAGCATATCCAGCACCTTTAGGCTGCTGGCAGAATAACTAGCCTTAGGCTTCGGCACCAGCGCCACAGCCTCAGCCGCTTCATAATCTGCTTCGTCAAAAATTACCACTTGCTTATCGCAGATTTTGAGTGCCAGGCCATGATCAGCACACAGCTTATATAAAAAGGACAGATCAGACTGTTCCGTCTGCTCTGCCCTATCTATAACAGGATTATACTCTTTAACATCGTAATACAGCGTCAAGCCCGCCTCCGTCGCAATATCATTAGCAATGCGTTTCAGCTCTGCCTTCTCCCAGCTACGTGTACGCTCGGCGCCGCGCAGATTGTTGTTGTCCGGCACGCTCAACGCCTTGATTTGTACTTCGCTAGGCATTCCGCTGCTTGTGAGTTCATCAATCTCAAACAAGCCAAAACGTACAACCTGTTCACCGATGCTCTGCCAGTTAATCAGCTTTACGCTAACGTCCAGCGTCGCGCCCTTCTCCGGCATCCATGCTGATTGCCACAGGCCAGCTTTATCCTCCAGTGTAAGCTGCAGGTCATCTGCCTCGCCGGACATGTTATCAGTGTAGCTTACATTCTTCAGATATTGCTGCAGGTCTGCGCTGATATCCTTGTCATTATATTTAATGATTACCAGGCATCGCCTTGCATTCACCTTAAACATTTTAACGCCTCCATGGTGGCAGCATTGATGTTACCGGTGCAGTATACTCCGGCACCTCTAACACAATCCCTGCCGGGAAAACAACAATATCAGCGTATTGCTGATTTGCTTCCAACAGAACGTTTAGTGATGCTTCGTCATTGTACAAGCGCTTGGCAATCAAGTCCCACATGTCGCCCTGGGTAGTTGTGTACGTCTTACGCATAGCTTACCCTCCTCTGCTGCTTCTGCAAGTCCTGCAGCATCTTCTTAAACTTTGCTATCTCCAACTCCAACACCTCGCGGATTTTACCTTCGTCGCCACCGCCTTGAATTGTAATGTTTGGTGCGAACGTAGCAGTAATATTGGCACCGCCGCCCAACGGATTACCCATGATACGGTTTGTTTCCGCCAACAGGCCGATATTCCGCGCATTAGGAGTATGTGGGATAGCGGACTCGCCACTGTCCTCAGCAAAGGTTGTCAGAAAGGCGCCCTTGCCATAGATGCCGCCGGAAGCGTTATGTGCAACGTCACTACCACTGCTTCCTTGTGCAGTTATATTGACCTTGCCGAAGATTGGCTTAGAGATAAAATCGCTGATGGCCTGCCATTTTTCCTGTACCCAAGAGAATGCATCAGTAAATTTAGCTTTGATACCATCAACAAACTGCTGTATTGCTAAAGAAGGATTGTCCCACAATGTTATAAACCACTGCTTGACGATGTCCCAGTTGGCAATAAGCGCAGTTCCAGCAGCAATCGCCCAGCCGATTGGACCTGTAATAAACATAATCGTTCTAGCTGTCGGACTGTCCCAAAGGTTGACAAAAAACTGTTTGATTGTATCCCAATGAGTGTAAAGCGCATAACCAACAGCAATAATGGCGGTAACACCAGCTATAAACAAACCTATCGGGCAAGCATACATAGCAGCATTCATTGCCCATTGTGCGGCAGTCGACAATATTGTGCAAGCTTTAAAGGCTTTCGATACAGCATTGCAGGCAATAGAGGCAGTTTTATAAGCATTAACTACAGCAGCACCCGCACTTACAGCAGCCACAAATCCAGCTAATGCCACGCTAACCACTCCCATGCCTATAGCAACGTTTGTCAACGTTTCACTTCCAGCAAACCATCCAAAAAACTTAGCCCCAGCTTCAGCTGCTGTTGCCATTGCAGGCAAAAAAGCTGTTCCGATAGAAATTTGCGTAGACTCTAAGGCAGAATTAAATCTTGTCATAGCGCCTTGTGCATTATCTTGCATCTTTTTTGCTAAGCTATCGGCTGCGCCAGTAGAATTTTCGAGTTCAGTTACCAGTTTTTCAAAAGTTCCATCGCCGCTATTAAGCACGGCAAGCCATCCTGTTGCCGCTTCCTGGCCAAATATAGCTTTCATAGCTGCCAGCTTTTCTTCCCTACCTAAATCTTTAGTTTTGTTTCTTAACTCAACAAGAATAGTTGACATTTTCTTCGACCCACTAGTATCGCTCATGTTTATGCCAAGGCTCGCCATTGCTAGAGCTGCCTCTTTTTGTTCAGCTGTAATATCATTCATAGACATTCCGAGCTGTTCCATTGCCTTTTGCGCCATCTTTGGGGGTCCTGCCAAGCGTAAAAAGCCTGCACGCAACGATGTACCGGCTTGACTTGCCTTAATACCGCTATTAGCCATCAAACCAGCTAAAGCAGCAGTCTCTTCCATGGATGCTCCAAAAGCTTCAGCTACCGGAGCAGCATATTTCATAGTGTCGCCAAGCATCTCTACATTTGTGTTTGTCCTAGTAATTACCGTCGCATAAACATCTGCCATGTGTCCAGCTTTTTCAGCAGATAAGCCGAATGCAGTAAGATTGTCCGAAACTATATCGGCGGTGCGTGCCAAATCTGTTCCACCAGCTGCCGCTAAACTCAACAAACCAGGCATACCAGCCATAATCTGCTTTGCATCCCATCCAGCCATACCCAAATAGCTCATTGCTTCCGCTGACTGGGTAGCGGTAAATTGCGTTGTCTCGCCTAGCTCTCTAGCTTTTTTTGTTAGCAGTTCAAGTTCGGTACCATTAGCGCGTGAAATAGCACCCACCTTCGCCATTGCCGCTTCAAAGACTGCTGCTGTTTTTGTTGCCGACACAAAAGGAGAAGCAATACTGGTCATAGCCCCAAAACTACTGTTAAAAACCTCAATACTTCCTTTTGTTTTTGCTAACCTAGCGCTAAAAACTCCCAGTGATTGCAAAGCCAGATTGCGTTTAAATGTTTGTGCTGCTATAGTGCCATTTTTATAAGCATCGGTAAGACTATTCAAGATTTTTTTGTTTTTTTCAGTTGCAGCATTTGTCTCGGAAAAGGTTTTAAGGACATTAGAAAAAGTATTGCCAAAGCTCCCTTTGAGTTGAGCTCCAATAAGAAATGCCATGCTAAAATCTTTTTTTGCCATCTTGTCCCTCCTCCCCCTTTGATGATATAATTTGCATAGAAGGTGATTGTTATGAAATTTGATATTCTAGTAATTTTGTTTTATATATTCTTTTGTGGCATGGGTGCTTGCATCGGTGCAGCTGTTGGATTAAGCTCAGCCGCTATAGTAAGTTATGCTTTAGGTATAGCTGAAGCAAACATTGCTTTTATTGTTTGGCCATGCGTATTGTTTTTTGGTCTGCTAGGCTTATTTATAGGCTTAGGTCCAGCCTACGCAGTCCACATTATCTATCAATTTATATTCGACCATTTATTGCCAACGCTTTTTACCGTTGACTTTCACAAAGAGCAGAAACAAGATTAAGCCAGTCGAGAAACTCACTCAATGGTTCATTAATAAAAAACTCAATATCTGTATTGGTATTTATAGAGCAGCCTATGGCTGCTCTTCTTATTTGCTGTCCTTCACTAAATCCTGTGCGAATAAAAAAGCGTTCACCTTGCTCAGAGCCTGAACAAATTCCGCCACAGGTAATTCCTCAATATCCTCAACTGGAACCTTTAACGCATTCGCTAACAAAATAGTTTGAAACTGGCCAGATAGAACAATGGAAGCTGTTTGATCTCCCATCTGACGCGCTTGTCGCTCAGCGTTCAAGAAATCTTTGCCAGTAACATTTTGCAACACGTTGTCTACATTTTTTAAGTCAATCATCTTTTATTCCTCCATACTTTTATCATTTAGCCCCCAGCATGCAGCTGGAGGCTTTTTTAATTTAGCTCAGGCCAAGAGCATCACGAATATCAGCAGCATAATCAACGCCATCGACAACATAAATAAAATTATATTTGTCATATTCAAGCAGCGTTTCGCCATCCACGCTGATTTTGATATACATAACCTCAAACTTGTTTGCCGTGCCGGTCGAAGCGCCAACATCAAGCTTACCCAAAGAAATCTCCTTAGGACGGCCGGCAATCACACATTTCACAGATTGCTGCTTCACAATATGCTTAGCACTGTCATAAGCATCCTGAGAGCCACGCAGGTCAAAATGATATGCCTTAGGTATCATCAGGCTAATGTTGTGTTTGTTGAGCGTGCGCCAATTGAAAGTTGCTTCCATGCTGCCAAAATGCCCCGTAACCGGAGCATCAAATTCACCGGCAACGCCTGCGCCTTTGATGCTTTCAGTCATGGCAGTAAGAGTAGATAACTCTACATCAGCAATGCCAACCAAATCATTACCATTCTCAAAAACTTTAAAATTTACCAGTTTCTCAGAAATAATCGCCATCTATTTTCCCCCCCTGCTTAACCAAACAGCGTCTCAAAATACGCCGGATCATATTCGAGCACGTTTTCGATTTCACGCGCCGGAGCAGGCGGCGTAAGATATGTGTGGAATTTAATAATGCCGTCCATGAGGTTAGTTGTCGGATTTTCATCCTCACGGAACTCAATGCGGCCGCCCAGAATAACACCTTGTCCGGCTAAACCATTCAAGCGCATATTCTCGCTGTCAATGATAGTCTGAATAAGGCGCTTATTAATCGGTTTATCTACCTTCGCCCAATAAGTCTGAATGAAGGTCTGCGCATGCCAGTTGAACATTCTGCGGATGCAGATGAAGGCTTCCTTCGGATCAGTGTTAGACGGATAGCAGGCAGTTCTGTTGCCCCAGCATTTCCAGCCGCCGATAAAATTCAGCGCCGTTACTACGCCCTGACCGTTCAGGTATTCGCCCTCATCCGGTCCCAGCTGCACCTCAGTGCCATCCTTCAGGCAGCAGCCATTAATCTGCATACTTTTATTAGACGGAGATTCGTAAGGGATATCATCGTTAGCGCTGTCAACCTGCGCCATAACGCCAAGCACATGCGTGGACATATGGTAAACAGTATCGCCAAGCTTCACCAGCGGCCAGCAGACTACTTGAGAAGTATCGTTATAGCTGTTCTGGTTCATCCACGCCTTGACATCAGTATATTTTTTTACTGCGTCGGTCGGTACGTCATTGAGCGTAATTGCCTTGAAATGGCTGTTGATGTTACCGGCTTTAGCTTTCATCACAGCAGCCACTGTAGGATTTTCACTCCAGCCCGGAGCGAGAACGATACCAGGCACAAGGTTTACCGCTGGGAATACTTTGTTGAGTACCTCCAAACCTTTTACGCTTCCATCGCTCACGCTTACGCCGCCAATGATATCATCAGCATCCACCATAGATGCATCCAGCTCATCGTAATCAAGGAACAGGGACGCAGCACTCTCTGCTTCACCGCTCTCCAGCGCCGTGATAACCAGAACGCCGTCATCATCATAGGCTGCTTCATAATCAGTACCAGCGCTCAAAGGCTGGCCTGCACTGGCCTTTTTTACCTTCAAGGTTTCCAGCAGCACCGCCGCCTCTAGCTTGCCCACCTTATTAGTCAGTGTTACTTCCTTGTCGGATACAGTCTTTTTATGTGTCTTCGGGTCCAGCACGTTTACGAAAACAACAGTAGCGCGATTATACAGCGCAAACTGGCTGTAAATAACCTCGCACAGAGTATATTTTGCAAAGTCTTTGCTAAAGCCAAACTGTTTTACAGCCTCTGCATAGCTATAGCACAGAACAGGTTTATTGATTGGTGCACGTTCACTCGCCAAATGAACAGGAGCAGTGCCGAACACTACAGGCAGGCCAGCAGTACTATTTACCGCCGGTACAATACTAGTAGGCACTTCCTGTGTATAGACGCCATGTTTATATGCCATTGCTTACACCTCCAATGCTTCTTTGTAGTATTTGTGGAGCGGCGTGCCGGGCTGTTTGGTCTGCGCCATCGCCGCATTCAGCTCTGCCACAGGCACAAATAAACGCTTCAGCGCAGGCATTGCCGCAAACTCTTCATCAAGATGCGTCGGCAAACCGCCAATAAAAACCTGATATTGCAGTAATCTGCCATGGCTCAGGTTCGGGCCTACATAAATCAGCTTTTCGCTTGCTGATTTTTGATTTTTAATCGCCATAATAAATGTCCTCCTCATATGGTTGACCGATAGTATAAGTTGCCGTAATTTTACCTTGCCACTGTGGCGCGGGCTGTGCTTCCGGAACTTCCAGCTTCAACGGCAGCTGCAGGCGGTGCCTATGCGCTACTAGACGATGCTTCAGAAGATGCTGGCGCACGTGCTCCATAAGATTATAGAGACTGCGCCAGTCATCAGCATCACTGTTATCATAAATGCTGAAGCCAAATTCTACCGTCGCGGTGCTCATATCGCCGTCTGCAGTATCCTGCGCCCCGGTGACAAGAGCATAGATAAACGATGCCTGCTCATCAGCATTCATGCGTGCCGGTGGAAAGCCTGCATATACTTTAATCTCACGCTGGCCAGAGGGCTGCTGCGTGCTGTAGTCTGTAACTGCAGGGCGCAAAAAATCAGCCAGATTATCCATTAATTCAACTGTAGTCATACAAGCTCCTTACTTCATTTTTGAAAAACGATTATTCACTTCACGTAAAAAATGTTGATTCAGAACATTTTCTGCAAAAGGTGTTAGCCTGTTGATAGTATTTTCATTTCCCATCATTGATGGTATAGATGGACCATGTAGTACGGTTAACGGGTATCTGCTCTTACCAAGCCTTTTGAACGGGAAAGGTCCATTCCCAGCTCGTGTAGCCTGCAAAAACAAACCTTTTATAGGCTTCGGATTACTGCTACGTAATACCCTGACACGAATTGGACCTTTTTTGCTTTTCCGTACATCAAACCGAGTCAAAGTTGCCGGTCTGCCCGTACTCATAACAACACCAGTAAGTCGAGCAAGCGTCGCTTTGCGTATCTCCACTTTTTTCTTCACAACACCGCTAGGGATAACATATCTTTCTTTTACCAGATTCGCGACTTTCGTCTTGATTTGTTTGGTAGATTTATTGATTGAGCTTTTTATGGCTCTTTTTATCTCCTTCGGAGCACCGCCCAACAGCTGCTGTGCATATTCCATGTTTTTAGCATCAATACTAATCATCGGTCATTCGCCACCAACTGAATTGTTAAAAGTCCCATATCATCGTTCACACTTTCAACCTCATACATTTTTCGTCCAGGTAAAAACGCATGCCATACACCGGCACCTCCGGTAAATCAGCCTTCAGGCAGTTAACCTGCAGCTGACTGCCATAAACACCGGGATAATAGTCATCCTTACCGGCTTGGATAGAAAGCGACTGCGCCACGGAGATATCCTGCACAATCGCCTTGCACTTCGTACCGTTCAGATCATGCAGCTCCGCGAACTCCATATCATTGAGAAAGACAGCCGCATTATCTGCGGCTATCTGCTCTTTAAAGCTCAGCGCTTTCATTGTACGGTAGCGGCTTCATCTACCGCCGGCAGCGCGTCTTCATCATCACACGCAGACTCTTTAGAGATAGATTTAGAAGCAGGCTGCTTTTTACTCTTTTTGCCAGAAGCAGGCTTTTCAGCCTCAGTTTTGCTAATGATTTCAACCTCTTCCGGAACAGTAGCTTCCGCCTCAGGCTCACCAATGATTTCAAACTCTTCCGGAGCATCATCATACAGTTTTTTAGCAACGTTGTCTGGCAGCTCGACAACACTGCCCGCTCCATAAACTACGTTATTATGACGCAGAGAGAATTTCTTAACGAGGATATACATAAGTTGCCTCCTTATTTAACCTTGATAACATACCAGTCATCTACGGATTCAGGAACAACAAGGCAACGGCTCTGCATAGCAATAGAGCAGTAGTCATTCTCGATGTTCATGGTAACCTTAGGCACATAGCGGCCTTCGTAGGTGTGGAACTGCTTATCTTCCTCCATTTGGGTAACGGCGCCATACAAGCGCTTGCCACGACCAGCAACGCCGATAATAACGTAATCATCAGGCAGGTACGGAGTAAATACGCCTTCGTTGTTGATGTAACCACCCTCATAGGTGTACATTTCCAAGCCTAATGCACCCAGCAGGCCAAAGCGCATAACCTCAGGGCTTTGAATCTTAGGTGCGAAGGACATCAGCGCCGCATTGTCGCGGGACGGAATCAGCAGCTTGTCATAAATGCTTTTGTTGTTCAACAGCAGATTGCTGGTAGCCTCGGAGCACATCATGATAGTCGGAGTCAGGCCAGCATTGCGGCGAATGGTTTTGGAAGCCTCCTGCAGGTTGCCGTAAGCATCAGAGGTATCCTTATCCCAGGTATCGGTACCGGACAAGGTTTGCTTTTGAGTAAAGTTAAAGGAAATAGTGTCAATCTTTTGGGTTTTACCATCATCAGCATAACCGTTAATGGTGTAGCTGCCATCAATCAGCAGCTTTGCAGCCATATATTCCTCGGTGCGGGTACACATGTCGGTCAATTCCTTGATATCCTCAGCGCGATATTCTTCAGCGCGCTGTTGGGGAGTGCGACCGCTATACACGCTTTCACCTGCCAGACGCTTTTGCAGCTGTTCAGCGGTCAATACGCGCTTAGGCTTCATCAGCGGAGCCTTGTAGGATTTGGTTTTAAAGCCATCACGCTGCATATTGACGCCTTGAGAACCCGGAACAACAAAAGGTGCCATGGAGCGACCGCCTTTTTTGAAATCCACATCCAGATATTCAGAGCTATAGGTAATAGCGTTCGGGAAAAAGGTTTTTACTAACAAAGGGTTGGGCGGATATGCACGATTGATTACGCCCAGCAAAGAACGGGTAGAATTGATATCAAATGCCATAGTTTATTCCTCCTTATTGCAGATGAGTCAGGTAGATGCCAACAGCACGCAGCTCTTCCTCGTGTGCCTGCACAGAATCAGATTCAGCGCCAACAGACATTTCCTCTGTATTGAAAATGCCGCTAATATAAACAGTAGCAACTACATCGCCGGTGCCAACAACAACATCTTCGGCTAGCACAGCGTTTGCTACCTTCAGCGCCGGAGTTGCGGATGCAGCATCAACAATCTGGTATTTGCCTTCACTGACAGCCAGCACAGCGCCTCGTTTAAGCGCCTTTTCAGCACTCAGGCCTTTAAGGGTAATGTTTTTGGTAAGAGCAGCCACAGCGGTGCCGCCAATAAGCTGGTCCACATTGCTTTTTTCACTGGTTACATATGCCATTATTTATTACCTCCATACATATTCTGCAGAGTTTTAGCCATGTTCTCGGTGCGCAGGGCATCTTCCTCTGCTTCAGTCAGGCCATTAGCAGGCTGACCGGTTACATTACCGGAGCCAGATTTAATCTGGTCGTCAATCAAATCATTCATAAAGCTTTGAGCTGCAGAAGTCTGAGCTGCAGGCTGAGCACCCTTAATAGCATCAATAGTTTCCTTGATGTCCTCAGCAGTCTTGCCGTCTTTGATGGCCATATTGATTACAGCCTTCACGCCAGCGCTGCCATCATCCAAAGCATTGAGAGCAGCCAGACGGCTTCTTTCCTCATTGCGGATTTGCTCCTCATTAGCCGGAGCGGTGGTTTGGTTCGCAGGAGCAGCACTGTTAGTCTGTTCACTTGCTCTGACACCGATAGCACTCAAAATAGTGTTTACGGCATTCATAAGATTTTCATTCATCGTTTTGTCCTCCTTTTTGTGGATTTTGTTTTTAATTAAATCAGCATCACCCTTGCTCAGCTGATGCCGCACATGGTTGACCACAAGCACATTGCCGTCAAGAACAGGTTCAACCTCACCTTGAATCTGGTCACAGAAGCCATTAGCAAGACATTCTTCAGCAGTAAGCCAGGTGCTGTTTTTCATCATGGTCTCCAATTCTTTTTCGCTGAGCTTGCAGCGCTCCTTATAAGCTGCCACAATACTAGCCTTGACAGGCTTAAGCATTTCAATAAGCTTACCCAGCTGTTCAGCGTTGGCAGGCTCTGCCAGGCAGACCATAGGATCATGAATCATCATCATAGCATTGACCGGCATGAGGATTTTTTTGCCGGCCATAGCAATGATTGTCGCAGCACTGGCCGCCAAACCGTCAATCATTACAGTGGTATCACCGGAGTAAGACTTTATCTGGCTGGCAATGGCGTGTGCAGCGAAAACATTGCCGCCGTTGCTGTTGATACGGATGCAGACCGGCTTGCCTTCCAGCTTAGCCAACGCATCAGCAAAGCCTATAGGGCAAACATCGCCACTGCTGTCATACCAAGGCTTTTCGCTGACGATATCGCCATAAATACGGATTTCAGCAGTGTTTTCGGATGCTTTGTTGATAATCTCCCAAAATGGTTTATTTTTCACCATCGTTTTCACCTCCTTCCTCAGTCTTTACATTCTGATGAAGCGGATAATTGAGGCCATTGCCTTGCCAATGCTTATGTTCAGCTTGCAGCTGCGCAATGTTTTCCTCGTATTCCGTGCCGGTGATTTCAGCAGATTCCTGTTCACCGGTACTGAAGCCATAATCAACACGCAGCTTGGCGGCCTGAACCTCTTTCACCGGGTCAAGCATCCCCATAGTCGGGCCATACCAGGACGCACGGCTCCACGCCTTACGCAGCAGCGGGTCACTAAAATAGCCAGGCGCTTGAATGCGTCCAATAGCCACCGCCTCAGCCAGCCAGCGTTCATACACCGGCTGGCAAAAATCCCTTGCGAACCAAATGCGCCGCTTCTTGGCAACCGCCTGAAACTGCAGCAAGGCACCGCGTGCAGCACTGTACGAGCTTTGGAAGCGTGACAGCAGCACTTCTGAAGGAATCTCCAGCGCCGCGCCCACCTGAGCAATCAGCGCATTGACGAAGGCCTCAAAGGTGGACAAGCTGCGATTTGCATCGACAGTCTGTACTTCATAGCCAGGCGGCAGCTCGTTCATCGTGCCGGCACCCAGCTCAAAGGTATATTGGTCAAAAGCAACCTTTTCATTCTCGCCAAAGGCCTCCGGCAAAGTGTTGGGAAAGCCTTCACCTGCGTCCTGCGTTTTGAAGAACAGAGTAAAATAGCTTTTGATGATTGCAGCAGTAAGCTCCGCTGTGCTATAACGGTGCATCTGCTTCAATTCTTCAATGGCCGGTGCCAGAATCGGCACGCCGCGGTACTGCTCCGGCCTTTCCTCATGGCTGATTTGCAGGATGTTAGGCGCACCTGTTTTGCGCCCGAAGGCTTCTACGCGCACCCATTTTATGCTCCTGCTTTCCGTTGGGTCATAAGGTACCCGGTCGGCAACCCAATAGGCTACAACAGCGCCATCCGTATTGATTTCTACGCCATTAATAATCCTGTTGCCATTCTTGGGATTACGAACCTCCACCTCATTAAGCGCACCAATAAGACTATAGGTATTAGGATTGCAGACACGGCTTGCTTCAAAAAGCTGTATCTTGGTGGTATAAGGATTATCGCCTAAGGCCTTACGATATTTAATCGCCGCCCAGGCATCTCCGTCCACAATAGACGATATAAAAGCAATATCCTGCATATCGTAAAAGTTGTGCTTGCGATACAGGTCACACTCTACGCTCTGCGCCCACAGATTAAACTCTGCCTTAGTGTGCCTGCGCCATTCAGCAGCTTCCTCCGGGCTCATGCCTAACAAACGATAATCCGGACAAGGTGAAGGCACAAGGCCAGCGCCAACAACATGCGTCCGGTAGCGATTGATGGCAGCAGCGCCAACGGGACTGTTGATGGCCATATCAGCACTGCGGTTGCGCAGGATGTTCAGATTTACGTCAACATCACTTTTAGGGCTGGACCTTATCGGCCAATAGCCACGCATAGCTTGTTTTTCGGCACTGGCACCACCGTTGCTGTAGCCTGTGTTCAATACAGGTCTGAGGATGGTGCCAGTGGGCCGCTCTTGTGTTAAAGTCTGGCCAGTAGGATGTCTGGCCTTACGATTGTAGGGTGTTCGTTTCTTACTCATTTCGTAGCCTCCTGTTTGATTTAAGCGCTAATCACGGAAAAGCACTCTTTTGGCACGCCTATATCCCTCAGATGCAGGCGCATTATCGTCTTCAGTAGCGCCCATGGCTCGCAGGCGATTTATTTCAGCCTGAATGGCGCTAAGGTCAGCGCGTGTCAGCAGCCTATTGCCAATGCGGTAGCTCTGGCCGGTTACCAAAATAGCCTGCTCCGCCTTTAGGTACTGGCGATAGCGTTCGTTCAATGCATTGCTCATTCTGCTCTCCTTCCTCGTTTAATGCAGCCATAGCGTTTCTGCGGCTTGGCAGCAGGTGCAGGAGCTGCCGCCCCGCCTGCTTCACCATTGTTGTCCTGCGCCAGCATAGCATCCAGCTTTTCAAAGTTAGGTGCAATACTGCGCATGCAAGCAAGATTATACACAGCAAGGTCTAACGGTTCATTACGCTTATCCTTGGCTATATTTACCCACTGAAAAACAACTACGCCGTTTTTCTTACGCGGCACCAGCTCCTCGGAAATCAGACCGCGAAAATAAATGCGATCATAGCCACGATTAGCATAAGATTCTATGACAGCATCACTACTCAGGCTCTTAGTGTCAGTTTTTACCAGACCTTGCAGTTCTTCAACGAATTTTTTCAGCCGGCGATTATCGTCCAGAGGGAAATGCATGTATTTGGCTCCCTGAACCTCAATGCTTAGACGGTCCATGATTTGCTGCTTGCCCGTATCCGTGCCGATGAACACCAAAGGAATGGAGCTGTTACGCATCTGCTTTTTGCCAATCTTGGCAACAAGGTCTTCGTTGGCCATGTTTGAGCCTTTGATAGCAAAGCGCTGACGAAAACGGTTCTTAAAGCAGTAGGCGTACACGTAATCAGTATAGTGACCGCCGCAGTCTATAAAGGTTCTGGCAATTTTCAGGCCCCGCCCATTGGCAAATTTATAGGTTTTGTCCAAAACGCGGTCTAACTGCTCCCATACCTCGGGAGTGTCGGGAACGCCTAGGATAACGCCCTTGCGTATGCCCCAGCGTTCTTCACCATGCCCCCAGCCTGCAACCTCATATTCCAGGCGGTTATCCTGCGTATCCACCGCAGCCGTCAGCAGCAGAACGCCTTGCGGCAGCTCAGCGCCATAATCCTCGCGCCGTTTAATGAAGATATCCTCACTCTCGAAATTGCCTTTACGCTCGTAAGATTCTCCGAAGCGGGTATTGTATATTACCTTCTCACGCTCCGGGTCGCCTTCTGCCTCCAGCCATTCCTTCATAACATCGTTCCAGCTAATCCAGGGGCTTGTCCAACAGTTAACGAAGAAGCTGCGCGTATCGGTGGCAAAAGCTGCAGGGTTTTGCGCTACATACTTCTGCGCAGCATTGCGCATATCATTCTCACTGAATTCAAAGCCACAATCAGGGCAAATCCATTTCACTGATCTGACGACAACATGCTTTTTGTTATGTTCCTCGCTGCTATCGAAGTCGGCAAGCATCTGCCGGTGTGTAAGAAGGTGGAATTCGCCACAATTCGGGCACTGATGCTGCCATTCCTCCTGCGTACCGGTCATATACTCGTCATCAATACGGCTAGTGCCTTTTATCGTCGGCGTGCTGAACAGTCCAATCACCCTGTTAAAGTAGGTGGTAGTTCTCTTCGCCGCCAAATCAACAGGGTCGCCTTCTACGCCGGCACTATCCGGGAAGCGGTCCACTTCGTCGCAAAGCAAAATACGTATAGGCTTTGATGCAAGACCGCTCGGGGCGTTCGCACCTGCTATAATCAGCCTGCCGCCGGTAAAATACTTGCTCATGATGGTGTTGCTGGTATTGCGGCTTTTGTTTTCACGGAAAATGCTTTTCAGGCTTTTGGTAGCTTCAATCATGGGTGTGATACGGCTCTTGGAAAAATCCTCGCCGTCGCTCAACGTAGGCTGAATCATCATCATGGTGCAGGGGTCAAGCTGCGCAAAGCGGCCAATGACATTGTTCATGATATCGGACTTTCCCACCTGCGAGCAGCTCTTGACAACAACACGATGCACGCCCTTATCCGTGAAGGCATCCATGATGCTACGCTGATAAGGTGCTCTGTCTGTACGCCATCTGCCCGGTTCTGCTGATTCCTGCGGCAGCATGCGGTAAGTATCCGCCCATTCGCTGACTGTAGTTTTAGGTGCCAGCTTAAGGCCATTGTTGAAAATGCGGCGTAAAAGCAATACCGTTTTCTGAGCACACATGCTAATCGCCCTCCTTCTCATCAACAGCATCAAACATGGTCGGTGTATAATCCCTGATTTCTTCCAAACGTCCTTCAACCTCCATGCTCAGCAGCTCTTCAATCTCCGGCTTGCTCTTGCCAAAAAGCAGCGGCGCCATCTTCGACGGAATGCCACGTATCTGGTTGCGGAAGTTGACCAGTATTTCCGTCAAAACCGCCTCTACATCTGCAGCATCGTGCATCTCCCGGCGCTTTTGAGCCAGCTGAATTTCCGCCAGCTCTCTTTTGGCCTTTTCATGCAGAGCCTTTTCTTTCATCAGGTCAACCGACTCATCAGTTTTGTATTTATAGGCATAGTATTCAGCGATAACCTCGGGGAGAAGGTAATCTCCTTCAGGCTCTCGGGTAAGTATTTCTTCGTCTGCCAGCTGGCGCACGCGCCTGTCAGTGATGCCCAGCAGGCGTGCAAGCTCAGCGCCGGAGCCTCTTGGTACTATTTTTTTCGCCATGAACATCACCTCCTTCGCTGTTTGTCCACTGTAGGCAATACAAATCTGGTAATAAGATGCACCGCTTTAGGCTATTTTGCAGCCTAGGCGGTGCGGAAATTGAGAATGGCAAAAGCGGAAATGCTGTCCAGGCTAAATTTCCGCTTTTTGCGTTCCTAACAGGCTATGAAATTGTCGACGAAAAATTTTTGCGTATTAGTGGAAGTCAAGAAAAAATTTTACGCCTTTTAGGCATGCCAGAATTTTGCCCTGCGGAAGGAAATGTGATTTTTTAAATTCACAGCTAGACAATTTCCGGGAGTTCGCCGACCCGCAGGCTTTTTATTTTCCTGGAAGAACCTAGGGCACTTGTCCACAAAACGCGGACAATAGAAAAGCCGCTGACCAATGGCCAACGGCTCTCGCTATTCTTTTCTCTCACGCTTTCGCTATTATACATTATAGCACCGATTCACCCTCGCATTCTATCGCATCTTTCAAGAATACTGTTTAAACCTTTGGCATGAAGCTTATGTACATGTTGCCATGTATAGTTAAGCTCTGCTGCTATACGTTCCCACTTCTGATAGTTCAGGTAACGTCTTTGCATCACAAGTCGCATTGGTCCCATCGGAAGCAGTGCAACTAAAGCCCGGACTTCTGCGAGCTGGGCGCACAGCTCATTGCAGCACTCAGCAATAATCTTTTCCTGCTCAATTATTTTCGCTATGGAGTTTTCCAGCTTTTGGGCATTGCCACTACCACCGCCAAGTGATTGGCTATAAGCAGGCGTAACCTTCTGCGCAATGCTACGCAGCTCCTGCAGCTTATCCAATTCTCCCTCCAATGTGCGCTGAGCATACATGGCGCCTTTCAGCTTTTCTTTTAATTCTTCTTTAGTCATACGCTGCCCTCCTGCCGGTCTTGATAATCTACATGCAAACTTAAAAATTTATTATGGCTATTTTCCTAGGCTTTTATATTCTTAGAGATTAAATTTTGCGTTTTACTCGTCTTTCACATATACGCATACCTCTAGCCTAGGTCTCTTCCGGTCAACGGAAAAATCCATATCACGCACAAGCACCATCTTGTCATCAAGATACACTGCACCCTCTAAGGCATCACAAAGCAGCTTATGCGTATTGTTCATATCGCGCCGCCTGCCGTCTGGCCAGAAGGCAACTACTTCCAGCACAATCTTTTCTTCCGGTTCAGGCACGCGCCAGCCTTCCCGATGTGCCAAAGCATTAGCAATATAATACGCCTCTTCCTTCCAGGCTCTTGCCAATGGTGTAAGCACACGGTTCCGGCGTCCCATGCACGTGAAGTTTTTATAGCAATGATTGACGCTAGGCGGTATGGTTAATATTAAACTCAATTTATTCATTCCGTCGCTTTGCTCCCTTCTTGCGCTTATAATCATCCCTAAGCTCCATCTTCGCTCTGATATACCATTCGCAGGTTACAGCATTATAATATTTCTCCACGCTGATGATGCGATAGTCAGGATGCTTTTGTTCAAAATGTTTTTGCATATCTTCGCAGTCTTCCGGCCAAAGAGTCAGCTGCTGGAATTGCTTACGACTTGTTTTGGTATCGCTTACAGATTCCAGCGGTTTAACAAGGTTACGGGACGAAGTGTATCTTTTGCGGCCTTTAGGATCTTTGCTAAGGTAACATACCAAAGCTTCAATTCCTCCATGCTCTGCCTGAATACGCTTGCTGTTCGCCCAACCATGTCCCCATGCCTTTTCGATAGCATCACGGTCTACGCCACGATTAATCAACAGATGATGATGCACTCTTCCCTTGCTGCTAACCTCGGTAACATAGATGTATTTCAATTCTTTGCCATTAGCCTTATATAATCTTTTCAATCTGCGCATATAATTACGCAGCCTTTTCTCTCCCTGTTCCGGTGTATCGGGCAGGTTATCATTGTCATAGCTTAAAGTCAGGTGTATATCTTTGCTGCCAAAATTGCTTTTGGCCAGCAGTCTGAAATATCTGCGTGCCTTTTTATCGTTAAGGTTCTTCTGTTTAGGAGTAGTTGCCTTCTGTCTGCCATTTCTGCAAGGTTTGTATTTGACATCCACGAAAGGAAATAAATCAATTTCAATGTAATCAGGCTTTTTGCTTTCACTGGTTCCCTGGCAGTAATATGTTTTTTCTCTTATGCCCATTCTCATTGCCATTGATTTATCCCCCTGATATTTTTTGTGGTCGCTTTGTTATTACTTACATACAAGCCTAAAGGGCTAAGCTGCCCTTAAAATGAAATGCCTTTATATATGAAGAAACCTGCGAGACAGAAAAGCCCCGCAGAAATTTTCTTCATTAATATATGTTTAGCCCTTTGGCCAACATCTGTTCCGCCGCCATTCGGCAATGCGTTCATCGCGCATCATCCGGCATTCGGATGCCGCCCGTGCCTTTGCCTGTCGGTTCTTCTTAAAAATGGTTAAGATGAATTTGTATTTTTTATATGCGTCACATATACTGGCGCAGCCACAGCCACGCAGATCACAGTCTTTACAAGGACAATCGACTGTAATCCCATATACTTTCGTTCCGCCGAAGGCTCTTTCACTTCTCATCACTGCCTCCAATAAATGCCAGACCAATCAACAGTACAACGAGCGTTATAGCAAAATTGATTGTGAAGTCATCCATGTACTTTTTCCGCCGCAGAGCGCAGGCCGCATACGTGCGATATACTTCTTCTTTTTGTCTGCGCCATTTGCAATGCTTGTATATAATCCGCTAGTTAATTATGAGCGAGGCAGCAGCTCTACGGCCTGCGCTCTGCGGCAGAGATATTTGCTTTATTGTCTGTTAATGGTCTGTTGAACCATAGCCGCCCACACGTTCGCCGCTCGCATTATCATCTTCAGTTACAAAGTAACGTACAAAAATTCCCTGCATGCAGCGTTCGCCTTCTCTAATGATGATGTTTTCACAACCACTGTTTCTGAATTTGACGCCTATATTACCATCATTGTCCGGATTGTTTGCATAATCACTATCAATAACGCCTACGCCGTTAACCAGTGATAAGTTTGATTTCACTGCCAGACTGCTGCGGATGAACAGCAGCAGCACCATATCACCAGGCATAATAGCTTTGACGTTCAATGTTACAAGCACGCTTTCGCTGCCGGCCGGAATAAAAATGTCGGTCGGAGCATAAAAATCATAACCTGCGGAAAACTTAGTGCTGCGCTGCGGCAGTCTGGTGCTTTCCGGTGCGTCAGCAGTCGGTAAAAATTTAATCATTGTTACACCTCCCCAGCCAATAATCGTAGCAATGCTCGTCAATCATCCCAAAGTCAACGCCCACCCGATACATCTTCAAACGAGCGCGCTTGTTGCGAAAGTACAAATAAATCTCAGTCTTGCTCTTAAAAGGTGACGTTTTCACCCAGGGGCAGGAATTACAGATGTTATGAGTAGGCCAACGTTTAAAACGATCAGCACATTCTTCGCTGCATTTCATTTGCCCTTCACGCTTTATTTTGCGCTTCCAAGCTTTAATATCACGCTCCATCATCCGGAAGCCGTGATTCTTTTTCTTTCTACCTTTCAACACGACTTGTTTTCACTCCCGTCTGCCATCTGCAATTAACAGCTACGCTTACATTGAGTCTTCTTAAGTCAGATTCATCCAGCCAATTTTTTACATATCTACCATTGTCATCATGGCCATAAATTACAACTTGCTTATTTTCGCAGTCATTTCTGATTGCCCACTTATAGAACTCTTCAATTGTCATTCTTATCACCTCGCCAGTCACGTACCTTAGCCAATATCGCTTTTCTCATTTCGCCTTTGCTATACAGTTCAGCGATTATTATGTTAGAGACGGATAAAGTCGGTTCCATCAAAGCTGTAACTGCATGTTTTGCCAGTCTCTTTGTACCAGCCAGCTTCAACCTGGTATTTATCAAGCCAGCGTTGCAGCACATCGTTAAGCTCGTCTTCGAGTTCATCCACAGCGGCCGTCATAGCTTTGCCAGCAACGAAATCACACCACGGCTCGCTGGCTTCGCCGCCTTCAGAAAATGCCTGGTCTTGAAATTCTTCGAGAAGGCTGTCTATGCAAATGTATGGCTGCCAGTCGGATTCCGCCATTTCCAAAACGGTTACGATATCTCCTGCTTTCAAAAAGTCTTTAGCTTCCTTCAGAGCTTCTTCTGTAGTGTCGTACAAATCAAGGTTTTCATAGTCGGCAGCAAGGGCATCGCCAATCACGCTGTACATCAGCTCGCTCTTTTTGGGTTTAACAGCCTGACGCGAAAGCGTTAAGCGGATTGCGGCTTGCTGCAGGTTTGCGTAAGCCTTATGCACATAATCACCATCGCCGCTACACTGCCAGTCATTGATAGCCAGTTGTGCACGATTGACTAATTCATCAACCTTATTGATTGATGCTTCCTTATTATTCATGGTCATACTCCTTTGTTTTTTCTGCAGCCTGCTTATTGCTTTCCACCATGTGCTGCATGATGATGCAATATACGGCAATATCGCCAAGGCTTTCAGTAATTTTTTCATCATTAATTGTTTGTCCGGCACCGAAAACATGGGCAACATGCTTTAAGCAATAGCTTTTAGCTGTCTCATACATATGTTCCCAGCTATCATCGCCGTATTGCAGCATAGCTCCATTGCGAAAATTCGCCAGCTGGTCTTTATCACCATATTGCTTGTTCTTTTCTTTGAAAAGGTTGGCCAGCTCATGGAATTTATTAATGCAGCTGTCAGTTAAATCATTCGTTTGCTCGTTCATTTTTGTCTCTTGATATCTCCTTTCACTAATAAGCCTTCTTTATGCGCCTGACGCGCTATCTTGGCAGTTTCATCATCGCTAAATGCAAGGCAGCTCGGGCAAATCGTTATTTCTTGGCCATTCTTCAATATATAACGATTGCAACTGCCGCTTCTCTGCCCGCATAAGTTACATTTACGCCTCATGCTTTATCCCTCCCGATTTCATCTGGATACGCTCCACTCTCATAGGCGTGTTGAGCTTCGTCTACCGTCGGCTGCTCACGCTTACAATAGTACGCGTAATTAAACGCCTCTTCCTTCAGGGATTCCATCAGCCTAACTTCTTTAGGCAGGAGCATCTGCAGCGGGATCTGCTTTCCGTTACCATCCCTGTAATAATCTACAGCAACAGTATAAAATTTGCGCGTTACCACCATCAAAGGTTCGGACGAATTTTTAAAGCCATCCATGAGCACTACCAGCTGCATGCCATCGCCAAAATCCTTGTGGGATACAAAATTTACTTTTGTTACCCACATATGCAAAGGCAAATCATCTTCATTTTTAGCCGGAAATTCAAGCATTCTGCGTGCCACTCCCGGCAGGAGCGCCCAAAGCTTGCGAAAATCCTCGTGCAACACATCAGCCCTGCTCACGATGCTTTCCTCCGGCTCCGCATCTGTAGGTTTAACCGTGTAGCGCACCTTCGTGCTTCCACCCTTGCGAATGATAAATTTTACTTCGAATTCTTCCATTTAAAAGCCTCCTTGAAATCAATATAGCTGATTGCAAAGCACATAATCATGACCGTCGCAATAAGATAAATCGCAAAATCAATAAGCATAATCTCCATAACTACGCCTCCTGCTCAAATTTTGCCAAGCGCTTGGTAATCTGGTTTTGGCTCTGCGACAACGCACTGGCCAGCGCTTTGCATACGCCGGCGCCACGCTTGCCATCCTGGACCTTATCCAGATGCTCCAGCAGCTTATTGATGCCATTGAGCACCGCCCAAATCTCCACCTTAAGCTCCAGCGCCTCTTTCTGAGCGCCTGCATCACTTTGAACTTCCGCCAGCTTGCTGCGAAGCTCTTCCAGCTCCTGCGTCACAGCCTCAGGGACCTTTTCTACAATCTCTGTCTTTGTAGCAACTGTTACCGGCTGTTTGAGCTGTTCTTCCAGCTCCTTGATGCGCTCTTCTAAGATAGCTGTTTCCTGCTCTCTGTTATAAAGGCTTTTACGCAGCTCTTCAGCTTCATGTTCCAAAACATCACGCTGGCTGCTCATGGCTTCGACAATCTTCTTGCTTTCGGCGGCACCAGCCAGCTGCATGCTGAGCTCTTCGGCCTGTCTGCTGACCTTGGCCAGCTTCTCTTCAACCTTTCTTGTCAGCTTGTGGTTCGCTTCGGCCTTGGCTTCGGCAGCCTCTTTGACCATTTTAAGCCTTTTGATTTCCGTAGTCAGTTTCTCTTCAGCCTTTCTCGCCAGCTTGCGCTCCGCTTCAGCCTTAGCTTCCACGGCTTCTTTGCCCATTTTAAGCTTTTTGATTTCCGCCTGCAGCTCACGCGTGCTGATATCTTCAACATGTGCTTCCTTGATAAAATCCTCACGCTGTTCTGCCGGCACGCCTAAGAGTAAAACAGCCTGCGTATACGTCAGCTTTTCTACCACGTCGCTTTTCGCCGCGCTGCCAAACAAAACACCCTGATCAGCGCCATACTCATCGTACACACGCATAAGATTGTTTGCCGTGCTTTGGCTAAAATCCACCGCCTCAGTAAGCCATTTGCCAAACTGTCCAGGCTCCAGCATCTCTTTAACTTCTTTCAGCTTCTTGCCGATAAGGATGCTGTTGCTCAGGACCAGCTTGCGTGTCTGGTCCTTGATTAAATTGATTTCCGCCGCCACCATCTCCGGTGTGCGCGTTACCTGCAGGTCATTCATGCTGCTTTCGCTCCCTTCTTCTTACCTACTTCCGCTAAATATTTTTTATAGCTCTCAACAAAGGCTTCCACATCCTGCGTCATGCCACAGTTATGGCTGCCACGAACCTGAATGATTCGCTTTTCAGGACCAACAAGCTCCATTGTGTAAAATGGCACTTCCGGTTCTTCAAGTCTGCGTATCAGGATAATGGTGCACTTCCCTTTAGCATGCCTATCTGCATATGTTCCTACGCAATGATGCAGGACTTTGCCTTCAGCAATAAGCTCCGATTAGCTTTCAGCAACCTTTGCTAAAAAACCGCCGGCGGTAAAGTTATACTGCTTGCGTTCCTCTTTAAGTTGGGCAATCTGCTTATCAAGCTCTTCATCTGCTTTAATCTTAAGCTGTGTAATCACGTTCTGGTGTGCCTGCTGCAGGTCATGTGGCTTCAGCACCGCAGTATCTTCCAGGTTTAAGCCAAGCTTGCCGCAGTCTTTCAGGTAATCAATCCAGTCAATAAGAACTCCTCGGATGCTGTAGTATCTTTTCTTTTTCTGCTGCTGTCGAAGTATATACTTTAAAGTCTCTTCTGAGCAAACGCCATAGCCTTTCAATGTGTCAAACATTTCGCATGTGTCGAAGTGACTCAGCTGTTCCAGCTCCTTACGCTTTTGTGCAAGGTCCACAAGACTAAAGCGCGAATTTTTCTTTAGATACAGCGCCAGGCTGAATGTATTCATATCCACCGCCAAAGCTGATAGCGCAAGCATATCTCCTTTGCCGATTGGCACTCCAAGCAGGTCCTTAGGCGTTTTGCCCTTCCAATTGAATATATTACGGAAACTGCGGCATTCTAAGCCTTCTGCTACTATGTTCCACAGTCCCATTTTTATTATGTACTCCAGCTGCGGGTGCTTTTGATAAAGCTCTATATACCGAAAAGCATCTTCTGCACCTGTCAGCCTAAAGAACGCGTCCAGCTGACTGTATTTTAGCCAGCTGTCCTTTAAAAGCGGCTCCAGCCTGTCCAATCCAAGCCATACATGGTAACCGTTAAGCTCCATAACATAATCCTTGCTATACAGACTTCTTCTTTTGCTCCACCATTCATTACCCCAAAAATCGCATTCATGTGTCCAATGGATTGCTTCATTCTTGCGCATCAGGTAATATTCGCGCGGAACATAATCCTCAAATATTTCTCCCGTAACAGCGCTTATACAGCGATAGACAGCAAAGCTGCGAGCAATTATAGCTTCTTTGTCATACAGAGCTCGTTCAAAATATGTAAAATAATACTTTGCTTGGGTGCGTGCTCTTCGCCAGCCATGTACAATCTCACCATCTGCTCCGCATTTCGGGCAAGTTGCCCTATCTTTATGGCTTGACTTAGCAAGCACGATGTGCTTGCCACACCTGCTGCAAACCGCCTTTTGCTTATCTTCACGGTTAGGCACCATGAAAAAGTTTCCGCTCCCCGTGGCTACCTGATTAAAATAGCGTTTCACTTCATCGCCAATGCCAGCAGGGAAATACCGCATAAAATGCAGGAAGTCTTTATCGCCCAGCAGTCTTTCTCTGCTTGTGGGCCAACACTTAACAACCGCCTGCTCTATTTCCTTCTTCTTCAATTGATTTCACCTTCTTGATATTAGAAAAAATCATCAAGATTAACGCTTACGGCAGCAGCGCCAGTGCCAGTATCCATCGACGTTTCAAGCGTTTTGCCAAGCGCTTGGTGCGCGGCCGTTGCCCCTGCTGCAGGCTCTGTGGCCTTGATGTTGTAATATTTACAGGCAATCTTGACCGCCTGCGCCTCATCCACGCAGCCACAGCCGCCAACAGCGTGCTTCTTGGCCGCTGCCTTGATGGCATCCAGCGCACCGGCCAATGTTTTCTTTTGCTCGAGGATTTTTTCTGCGACCTCCGGGCAGGATGTTGCCAGCTGCAGGAGCTGTTCTGCGATGTATTTAGAGCAGGGATCCTTAGCTGCTTCCATTTCGGCGTCCAGCTTTTCAATTGCCTGTTTCTGGCCTTCAGTTAATACCATTGCTAACCCTCCATGTATTTCAATTTACGTGCTTTGCGATGCAAGGCAAAGCATGGCACCGCATGACGCGACAGTTTGCGTTCTGCTGCCTGCAGATGGTCTTTGTAGCGGATGCGATGGCTATGGTATACGCCATACATAAAACGCATGATATTATAGCGGTCAAGCTTTTCCATTGCTCTTCTCCTCTTTCTCCCAAATTTCCATAACTGCACCGGCAAAGCGCTGGCAGGTTTTGTTTTTCTCTTCATTCAGCTGGCGCTTCTTGACCTGAATGCTGCGTTGGTATAATTGTTTGGCCAAAACATCCAGGCGGGTATCCTTAGCGTTGAGCTTGCCATAATCGTGCGCCGCCACGAGCGCTATGGCCTGCAGCAAGACCTCCATGGTCTCAGCCGCTGCTTCCTTTGTTACTTTGATTTCGCGCGCTGCCGATACCGCAATCGCCTGCGCCGGGGCAATGCCCTGCTTTGCACATTTAAATGCTGCACGACGCTTATTTTTACGGATGATGCTACTCATTGTATCCTCCCATTTGGCTGAGTTCCTCGCCGATGAGCTTGTGCAGCTTCTTCAGCTCCTCTTTGGTCAGCGTAATGCCTTTGCCAGGCTTGCCGTTGGGGTTCCAGGTGCGCAGGTCATATTTTGTGTATTTCTCATCCCAGACGACAACGTTCAGCTCCTTGGTGTAACCGGAAGGGTTCTCGCTGAGAGCGCCGATTCTTCTTTCCAATTTGAAATCAATTTTCATTGTATTTGCTCCTTGCTTTTGTTATAATAACTATGATCGTTTTGCTTAGAGCATTGACAGTTTGCGGCTGCCAATGCTCTTTTTCTTTTGTCCATGCCGGCAGTGCTCATTTACGTACCTCGATTGGAATGAGGACTACATCCCCCGGCCGAAGGTCGCCTTTGATATTGCTGATTTTGCGTGTCCAGAAGATAACTTCCCGGACATCGCGATGGTCGCCTTCACTATCCATGACACCGCCTACCAGGTGCCAAAGTGTATCGCCTTCGCCGGCAACAGTTTTTACTACGTATTTTTCTACCGGACGGCTGTAGTCATACGCAGCCCACACGCAGCAAGCTGCGAGGATGGCGATTAAGATTTTTTTCATTGTTGCTCCCCTCCTTCCCAAGGTTCTACGAAAATACCGATATCGATTTTAGCGTTCTTAAGTTCTTCTTCCAGCTGATCCGGCGTAATACCGTAGGTTTCGGCCAAATATTTCATGATAGGATTTTCACGCATAATCTCATCTCCTTCCCTACCGCCTCGCGTTCCGTGCTATAATAAAAGCACAGGAGGGAGGTGATTGTTATGAGGTTAAATATTGACTGCGTCCGTGATGTAATGCTTTGGGCTGAAGCGAATAGTGATTTGCGTCATCCTGCAATTTACATTGATACAGTTTTATCTAAATCCCTCGCAGAAGCATACGAAGAAGTGCCTCCGCCAATTCCGCCGCCTCAATTTGAACTGCTCACTCGTTATGACAACGACGAAATCGTATACCACATTAAATATTGCATCAGAGCAGGCCTTCTGGATGAATTTGCATCTCCAGACGGTTACAGCATTGGCGTATCAGATTTAACGCCATCAGGACATGCTTTTTTAGAAAGCATCCGTTACCCCGTCGTTTACGAAAAGGTTAAGAAGGTTTTAAACATGCTTGGCGTTAAATCGCTTGAAGCCACAATGCAAGCTTCTTCACTCGTAATATCGAACCTTATAAAATCTGCTATAGGTTAAAGCTTTTCTCTTACACATTCTTTGATACATTCCGTCAGATCATCTTTTGTCGGCGGAGTGTATCCTTTTTTTACTATGTACAAAACCAAAGCTTTAAATCTGTAGTGAGTACCCAAAAGCAGATACCCCGTGAAAAGGTTAGTTATCACCAGTAACCCTATTGCTATTGCCATCTTCCTCCACCTCCCTTCCTCAGCTCCTGCACCAGCGCCGCGTCCAGTGCTAATCTGCAAATAAATCTTTAACGCTTATATCCAAAACATCGGCTAAACGCTTTAAAGTGCTTAACTTTACATCGCCGCCATTTTCAATAGCAGGAATTGTTCGATATTGCAAACCTGTTTTTTTAGCAAGCTGGTATCTTGATACACCTTTAGCTTCTCTGATTTCTTTCAGCCTTAACATTTAACGCACCTCCGCAACATATTCGTATTTGACCATTTGACATTACACAAGATGTTGTATTATAATACTAGTGTAGTAGATGAACTGTTTTTCACTCTCAAATTCTCTACTAGACTCTGGACAGGAAGGAGGTGCAACTATGAACGCAAGAATTACTTTCAAAAGCGAAAAATATGCTGATGTGCAGAATTTGAAAAAAGTCTACGCTGGCTGCAAATGTGTTTCTGAGCCATACGATAGCCTTCTAATTCCCAATACCGCCTTGACTTTTGTCGGTGATACCACTGTCTGCTGCAGCAGTAACGACATTCTGCTTGTTACTATCGGCTAAGCAGTCTACCTCTAGGAGCAGGTTTATGCGTTCGCATGAGCTTGCTCCTATATTTTCTATAGCGGTAACGATGCTTTTTATTTCTCTCATGCTTGCAGTAGTCATTTTTGCTTTTATCGTTATCATCTTCCTACACCCCCTTCCTCCTTACCATGTTGATTGCTTCAAGGATTGGTGCCAGAAAAACGTATTTCCTACGCTTTTGGTCCTGCTGAATATGCAGAAGCAATAATGTAAAAGCTGACATATCAGGGCACTTCTGAAAGCTGCAATGATATGGGCGCTTCATCAACCAGCAGTCGCACATATTGGCCAGTTTCTTGCCACATTTATTGCAGAAGTTCCCTTTTTTGACGACCTTTCCGCAATGCGGGCAGGTTGTCATTTTTTTATCCTGCACTCTCCTCCACCCTCCCTTCCTCAGCTCCTGCACCAGCGCCAGCAGCTCATCCAGATACTCCAGCTTGTCCCAGCCTTCAAGTTCGCAGACCATGAGGTCCATGCGGATGTCTGCCAACAGGCGCAATTTCATCTTTTCTCTCGCCAGGCGATTAAACGCGCGGCGTGTTGCCGGTGTGTCCGGCGTAAACTGTATGCTCATTATTGCCCTTGCGTTTCCTCCCACCAGCTGGCGCGCTGAGCCTTTAACGCCTCGAAAGTCTTTCTGTAAAGGTTGGCTCTCTTTTGCCAAAACTCAACGGCAGAAGCACAGCGCAGCTTTTCGCATCCCAGTGCTTCCTCTTCGGCTTCCTGCGCTTTGGATAACAAAGCCATAGCGCAGGTCGAAACTTCATCAAGGGTAAGCTCTAATTTCATTTCATCACCTCTGTGTAGCATTTATGCGACACTATCTGCAAAAAAAATTTCCGTAGGATTGCCAATGTCAGCGATTTTTGCAATCATATTAGCTTCTTCAACTGTAATAGGTGTCTTACCATTAAGCTTTGCATTCATACTTTTCACAGATAAATGCAGGGCTTTAGCCAATTTTACCTGAGTAATTCTTTTCTCAGCTAAAACGCCTCTCAATTTATTCAAGTCCAATTTGCTCACCTCCTAAAGATTGCTTTGTTGCATTTCTGCTACGATTATAATACACCGTTCCGAAAAATAAGTCAAGCATAAATGCAACGTTTTTTACTTTTTTCTTGTACTTATGTTGCATTTATGGTATTATTCTACTAAAGGAGTTGACTATAATGAGCGAAAAAGAATTAACTGATTTAATCGAACGCATAAAAGAACGACGTCTAAAGTTGGAAATGTCTTATCAAGATTTATCCGATGCTACCCAAATAAGTAAATCAACCTTGCAACGCTATGAAACTGGTTACATTAAAAAGGTTCCTATTAATCAAATTGAAATCTTAGCCAAAGCCCTGCATACCACGCCTAGCTACTTAATGGGTTGGGATGCTCCCCCTTCCCCTTCTCTCTCCCTCACCCAGCAGGAAGAAACACACATAAAAAAATACCGCCAGCTGGATGCTGACGGCAAGGAAGAAATTGACGATATTATTGATGTTAAGCTGGCCAAGCTCCAGCGCAAGGCGGAAGAAGACGCGGAGAGTTTAGGCTGATAGATTTTGAAAGCGAGGAATGAAGACATGAAAGATGTAAAATTATTTCAGAGTGCGCAGATTCGCTCCATTTGGAACGATGAAGCCGGAGAATGGTTCTTTTCTGTTGTCGATGTTGTCGGTGCATTGACCGACAGTGCGGATAAATCAGCTTATTGGCGCAAGCTAAAGCAAAGACTGAAGGCAGAAGGTAATGAAACCGTGACAAATTGTCACAGGTTGAAATTGCTTGCAGAAGACGGGAAAATGCGTCTCACTGACACCGCAAATACAGAAGGTATTCTGCGTATTATCCAATCTATCCCCTCACCTAAAGCCGAACCATTCAAGCAGTGGCTCGCGCAACTCGGTGCGGACCATATCCACGACCTTGAAGCAGCAGAGGCTTTCAACAAGGAAATAGACGCTCGTATTGAAGCACGAAATAATATCAAACAGCATAACGTTGCTCTCGCTGATGCAGCCTTTGCTGCAGGCGTAAAAACGAACCTTGACTTCGCCAAATTCCAAAATAGCGGTTACATGGGACTTTATGGCGGCGAAACCGCTGGCGATATAAAACGTCGCAAGAAGCTTAAACCTAATCAAGAGATTTTAGACCACATGGGCAGTGTGGAACTCGGTGCGAACCTGTTCCGCATCACGCAGGCAGAAGACAAACTGCGCCGTGAGAATATCAGTAGCAAAGAAGCTGCCAACAAAGTGCATTACGAAGTCGGTCGTACCGTTCGCAAAACTATTGAAGAACTCGGCGGTACAATGCCAGAGAAATTGCCTACGCCAAGCGAAAGTATTAAGCAGCTCGATAAACCTAAAAAATAAAAAATACCGCCAGCGGAAGGCTGACGGTGGGGAAGATTATGTAGGGATTTGACTTATAGCTAACTACGTATTATAATAATGATACTAGATGGTCATGAGCCATCATCATATCATTAAATATCACATGATGGTATAAGTAAAATCCCTACAGCTTAGGTTGTAGGGATTTTTTCGTTATAATAAAAATACCGCCACCTGAATGCTGACGGCAAGGAAGAAATTGACAAATTTTTACTTATAAGCTACAATAAGACTGCGAGATACACCGGTATCGCTTGCGACCGGTTGAAGGCCATCGTCTTATTGTAAGGCGATGGCCTTCTTTAGTTTGTACAGGGCGAATTAAACGAAAACTTAGTTGTTCGGAAACTCCGAACAACTGCAGCTGGCCAAGCTCCAGCGCAAGGCGGAAGAAGGCGTGGAGAGCTTAGGATAATAAAAAAGACGCCCTCGTAAGAGAGCGCCTTCGGTCGGCAGCGTTAGTCAGACGTTACCGTTAGTGGTGTTATTCGCCAGAATGATACTTAAATCAATCAGGCTGGTTTTTTGTTATCGGGAATCCAAATTTTAAAAGCTCGTTTACCATAGGTTTTCGCGTAAACACGATTGCCATCTTTATCGGTTCGCCAAGCTCTAAAAATATAGTGCCCTTTACAGTTTGAATTTGTTTTAGCCATCCAGTATCACCTCCTTCCATGTAAAATGAAAGGCGCAACACCACTGTTTGTTATTATATCAAAACGTACGCGTTTTATCAAATAAGTTTCTTCTACATAAAAGAAAAAGAACAGGATTTCTCCTGTTCCCTTTCTTAGCGCCGAGTGGTGGTTAGAAAAATTTTTCATTCACTGTGTGTGACTAATACACGGTGATACCAGATGGCAAATTCAAACTTACTGTATTATACCATATTGGGCTGTTTTTTTCAATAACAAAAGACCGCCAGCAAATGACAAGCAATTTGCGTTTTATGCAAATTGCAAATTCTGATAAGCCTGCAAGCGAAAGAAAAAACGCCCCCATATCGGGGGCGCATCTATGAAAATATTAGTTTGCTGTAACAAAGCGTTTAGATAATGCTTCTTGTAATATTTTGGATAAGCTCAAGCCTTCTTCAGCGGCCTGTTCATCCATCCAGCGCGGAAGGCTAATCGTGCGTTTTACTGCACGGTTATCCTTGATATCTGCTCGAATAAAATTTACAAATTCGTTATTTTCTAATTCAACATCTTGTAATTTACTTGGCGCCGGAATTTCTTCCTTGCTGTCCTTCAAATATTCAATCCACTGCGTGAGCGCAGCTTCAGCCATCTTCATGGCGTTACCCAAAGATTTGCCCTCGCTGATGCAACCAGGTAAATCAGGGAAAATAATAGTATACGTACCATCCTCGTTTGCATGGAACACAGCAGGATAAACGTATTCTTTTGGTGTTTGCCTCCCTTTCATGTTATCGACTTCCTCCTTTTATTGTTAAATGCTATTGAATTTATGATTGCGATTATAGTACGAAGCCCGCAAAGCGGGTGGAGTAAAATTCAGCTTTATTTTACTCCTGCAGCTTTGAGGATTGCTTTCGCTGTCAGCTCGTTCAATTCCCTGTGCCTTGGAACCTGAACGGAGCGGCTACCTGGTTTTTTATAGATTGTGTGATCGCCATCATCACGCTCTAGCTTGTAACCCGCTTTTAACAGCAGTTTTACTAAATCTCGCCGTTTCACTTCATCACCTCAATTCCATTTATAAATTACCTACACCTATATTATAATACGTAATTTACGTAATGTAAAGTAAAAAGTAAGTAATTTACGTATTTTTTGCCAATATCAATACTTTTATAAATAAAAAAATCCCCCGGTGCTACCAACACCGAGGGACCTGCAAGAACGTGTTACCAGCACGCTCAATTATCAACCCCTAACACCACATCAAGAGCCGATATAATATTATAACATATAATACGCGGCTCTTACAATCATAGCTATTGAAAGGAGCCGTGTATTATGGCTAAACACGCTATTACTATACCCCCAAACCCAAAAGCTGCTCTGTATATCCGCGTCTCCACCGACATGCAGGCAGATAAAGACAGTCTGCCGCTGCAGGAAAGCGACCTGCGCAAGCTCGCAGACCTTAACGGCATCAAGGACATTGAAGTATTTTGTGATGCCGGTTTTTCCGGCAAGAATCTCAACCGCCCTGCCTTCCGCTCTATGATGGACCGCATCCGCGCCAGAGAATTCAGCCACCTTTACGTTTGGAAGCTCGACCGCATCAGCCGCAACCTGCTGGACTTCTTAGAGCTGTATGATGAGCTCAAAGACTATGGCGTTGCCTTCGCTAGCAAGAATGAATCCTTCGATACTCAATCCCCCGGCGGCGAAGCAATGCTTAAGATTTTACTTATTTTTGCCGAATTAGAGCGCAAAACCATTGCAGAACGTGTAACTGCAGTCATGCTCGGCCGTGCGAACGAAAATAAATGGAACGGCGGCAGAGTGCCGTTTGGCTATATGCCTGGACCGGTCACTACGGATGCCAACGGCAAAAAATGTAAGAGCTGGCCAGTCCCTGATCCGATTGAAGCTCCCATCGTCCGTGCTATATTTGAACTTTATTTGCGCGAGAAAGCTTTGAAAAAAGTAGCTGCAGCACTCAACACCGCCGGCTACAGAAGCCGCAAAGGCACTCTATGGAGCGATACAACGGTAAGATGCATCCTAAAGAACCATTTCTATAAGGGTGAATATGTCTATAACCGTCAAAACCCCAATGCCGGCCGACGCGAAGATTTTTACCGCTCCGAAAATGACTGGGTAGTTGTTACCGGCCAGCATGAAGCCATTGTACCGGAAGAGACCTAGCGCAGGTGTAACGAGATGCTTTCCAAAAACAGAAGCTGGCTGGCCCCCATCGGCAGCCTTGTAAGCGCTCAGGATAAATACATCTTTGGCGGCCTGCTGCAGTGCGCTGAATGTGGCTACACGATGAACTCTAAGGACCGTACCCGCATCCACGACCACACCCACAGCTCTTATTATTACTGTACAGGCCGTTGGAAAGCGCCGGCTGTTTGTACCGGAGAACATTCCGGATACGCCTCCGACCGCGTACTGCTGCCACAGATACTTAAGCTCATCGCCAGAATGATTGAAGCCTGCGCCAATGCCATTAAATTCGCCAGCGCTGAGCAGCTGGTAAGCTACCTGCTCAATGACAACCTAATCCCCGGCGCGACCGGCATCGAAGAAGCGCAAAGGATTTATATGATTGTACGTGCTCACGTCAAACACATCTACGGCGTTGATCAGACCAACCAGTATAATCCCAACGCCCTGCTTGTCGAGCAGAGCCAGAAAGAAAAAGAGAAGCAGGAACGTGCCCTCAGCCGCCTGAAAAGAGCCTACCTGTTTGATGATGGCGATATGTCAGAAGCCGAATACTTCGAGCAGAAGGCAGCCATTGAAGGCACCATCGCCAAGCTTGACAAGCAGATAAAATCCCTTTCAGGCAATGACATCGGTGCCGATGAAGCCTATCTTGCCCAGCTCTCAAAGCTCATAATGATAAAAAAGCTGCAGGATACCAATAGCGATTTTGATTATTACAAGCTGGCCAAAGCTATCGGCAGGAAACCTATCCATGATTTTCTCACTGAAATCATCAGCAGAATCATCATAGGAGAGCAGAACCGGATTATCAAAATTATTTTCAAAAACGGTGTTTCCATTACATTGCAATACGAAAAATAA